AATTATAAACTTTCATCCAATGCTTAACCCATACACCTTGACCACTATAATTTCCGTTAAATGTAGAATCTAAATAATCTCTTATCAATTCAGATGTTTCAAATGTTACAGTTGGATTACCAGATGTAGGAACTGTTGCTGACTTTCTTAAAGTATAACTTGCTACACCAGCTACATCATCTAATTCAGAACCAGTCCAAATAAATATCTCTAAAGTACTATAAGACATTCCAGCATAATCAATGCTTTCAAAGTTTGGACTTCTTGTGTTTATTATTGCCATTATCTATTATTTACTGTTGTTTTTATTAATTGCTCTACATCTAATTTATATGCTTCAACAAGATCTTTACTTAAATTACTAAATGCTTTTTCAAATGGTTTAGTAAAAAACATACTTGCTTTTATACCTTTTTCAAATACACTTCTTGCAATCATAAACTGCAATGATTTCCTACTTATAAATTGACCTTTCTTATTTCTTATTCCTTTTAAACCTTTTTTTACAATCCATTTATCAAATGCTTTTGGTGGTGGCATACCTTTTAAACCTCTTTTACCTCCTTTAGACTTATAACTAAAAGGAGAATTTCTATTTTCTAAATAATTAGATTTAGTACCTTTTACTCCCTTGTCTTGAAATACACCATATTCTTCCATTAAGAAGCTTAATTCAAAACTATTTTTAGAAACATTAATATCATAATCTAAACTATTATAAAGTTTGTTAGAACTGTTCTTTTTGCCTCTTGTTAAATTCGCTCTTGATTGACTAACAACATATTTAGCAAATCTATTTAGTTCCTCCCTTACATTGTTTAGCATATCTCAATGTCATTTGGAATCAATACATCAAAAGTTAATGCCCATCCAGCAACCTCATTTTCAAACCTATCATAAAAAGGTTCAAAGTTTGGAGTACCATCTAATTGATATAAGTCTTGGTGTAAATTACCACCTCTTAAAACTTGTACTAATTTATTAAGTACTGCTAATTGAGTATTCAATACATCTTGCTCATTGTTATTACCAACAAATATATCAACTACTTCTTCTTTAGATATATCAACAATATCCATCGAAAGAATAGATAAACTAAAACGTAATACACTATCTTCATTCCCTACATTATTAACAATAAGATGAGATAAAGGAAACATTGTCTGCTTACCTAAATCAATTCTTGTAATATCTCCAGTTGTAACTGTGTTTACATTAACATCAGAAAGCAATGCTTCTTTTATTATTTCCGTTACTTGATAAAATCCTTTCATCTAAAATTTACTTTTTATTTGTTGTGCTTCAATCTCTGCTTTCTCTTTTGTAAATGATAACATTGTAAAGCATTGATGTATATTTAATTTAGTGATATTTTCAAATTGTGTAATATCTCCGTTAGAGAGACCATAAATTGATTGATACCATCCCCATTTTCTATTGAAGTTAGCTGTTCTTGATAAATCTCCATCTCCTGTTGATTGTTGGAATAAAGTATCGTATGATTCGCTAACTCGATTCCTAAATTGTAGAAAAAAAAAAGTGAACCAATTGCAGCACCCAAAGGCATATCTTTCATTACATCTGGATTCTTTACATTATAATCTTCAATATTATACTTTCCTAACTTACTTGTTTTTATTGGTCTATAAAGAACATTCATTGCAACGTGCATATTCTCCCATTGACTTGCGTTATTATCTAAATCAATATACTCTCCTAAACTCATTTCATCTAAATCTGGTATAAAGCCAAATTCAGTTTCTCCTATCTTGAACCTTTCAACGTGAGTTGGTTTTGATTCTAATAGACTTACTAAAATATCTACTATTGCTCTAACGCTACTCATCTTTATTTTGTAACTATCTGATAAAGGTATTCCACAGAATATCTCTATCATTTTAGCATCTAAAAAATTACCATCTGGATTGTTTTCAGCTATCTTTAAATATTTTTGATACTGTCCTAAAGTAATCTCATTTAACGATGTAGGTACGTTTATTTCGATCTTCATATATATATAATACTATTTAGTTAATGTTTTATGAAAAAGCCCTTACATTTTTCGTATGCAAGTGATAATAAATAAAATTGATGATGGTTCTTTGGTTTAGCAATCCTTACTTCTTTACCTTTTAAATGGTGTATATAACATTCAACAGTTGCAATCATCTCCTCATTTCTCATTACCTTATATTATAAGTTCCTTTATTTGGAGTTTGTAATTGTGATGTAATTGCATAACGTGCTGCATCAATACAATGATTAAAAGAATCAATTGGTTTGTTTATAGTATTACCTTCTCTATCTTTCATCCAAGTATAAGACTGCAATTCTTTGATGAGGTTCTTGCTTCTGTTTGTAACAAATATTTTATTCTGGTTTATTAAGTTAATACCATATACAATTGAATCTTTACCTTTTGTACAAGGTAATACTTTGTGCCCGTATGTTCTTAACTCTGCAATTGATTTTGGTTCTGCTGAATCAGCATATACAATACCATTTATAGAATGTGTTTTAAATAAATCTGATATATCACTATTAAGTAATTTCTTTTGATATATAACCTCATCAAATATATATGAGTCATTATATTTATACAAAGCTATTAAAGTACTTGGATCATTACTGTAGCCAAAATCCATTCCATAACACAATAACCTTGCTTCTTCTGGTAATTTAATCTCTTGCCACTCTTTTATACATACACCTTCTAAAGAACCAATCTGACCAAGTCCATATACTTTCCACCAGTTACTCCAGTACTCTGATTCCTTTGCTCTTTCTCTTGCTGACTCAATATCATTTACAATGGTCTGTGGCAAAGCTTCGTTATCTAAATAAGTAAGTGTAATAAAATCTGAATCAGATTGATTAGCGACCTCTTTATGTGCCCAGAAATTAGCTGTAGGGTTAAAGTCAATCCATATATCTCCAGATGTTCTAATTGATAATTGCTGATATGCTTCAAAAGGTACATTGTTTGCTTCATTCACATACAATACACTTCTTCTTGCTCCTCTTAATTTATCTGGTTGCTCAACTGAGAAAAACTCTATATAAGATCCGTTTGTAAAAGTGTATTTTAATGTTGATCTATTCCATTGGTTATCTCTAAACCTATTTGTTTCGATCATTATCTTTAAGAAGTCTTTCATTGCACCTCTTCGTAAATGAGGTATTGATTCAGATACTACACTTGTTTCAAGCATAGGAGTTCTAATACATCTATCAATAAGTATAGGAAGAATCCCAAATGTTTTACCAGCTGAGGTTCCTCCTTGAATTACCTTTTTACGCTTTTTAAGAGCATATAATTTCCTTATTGCAGTTGTTGTTTGAAACACTAATCTAAATTAAATAGAGGTTGTTCTGATGTTATTGAGATGTCTTTTGTTTCTTTTGGTTTACCAGCATAATAGTTATAAAACATTTGCACATACTTAAAGTCTCCTTCTTCAACTCCTTTTTCTAATGCTTTAAATGCCTTTGGTTCTAATGGAGATAATCTCTCAATCATCTTAACCTCTTCTGCTTTTGATGGTCTACCACCTTTATTTCCTTTTGTTCCTTTGTTACTTGATCTTCCGTCCATAATCAGTTTAAATTAGTTTACTAATTATATAATAATAAAAATAAGTAATTTTATACAAGCTTATCATTTAATTCTTCAATCCATCTTCTTAACATTCTTTTATTACAAGTGCAAGGTTCTGAATACTTATGGTTAAAATACTTTGAATGTAGATTACACATAATCTTAAAATCTTTATTACTCATTGTTGAAGTCATTCTTTCTTTAACTCCGTTCCATATAATTTTATCTTCTAACATAATATTATAGTTCTTTATATTTATCAGCTATCATTACGTAGTTATAATCTGTTTTACTTAGTTTCAATTCTAACAAATCACTCTTAGCTTCTTTTCTTTTATTACTTATAGGTAATCTATCTATTAACTGTTGTAGCTTCTGTATTAGTTTCTTTTTTACCATAATTCTATATCGTTTAATTGTTCTTGTCTTTTATCACATCCACAATCATCTCC